ATCTTCTTCGCTAAGAGAGTCTAGCCACTTGTGATTACGAGTGTCAATGGCGTGCATTTCATTTTTAACTGTTGCTTGTGTCATACTATTATTATACTACCAAAGATGACGTACGTCAAGTAAATCAGGAATCTTATTTGTGTCTTTAACAATATAAACACAATCACTTCCTGGTTGGTCTGTTAACGGAACACAAAGAATATGTCCATATTTTAGTTTAGGGAAGAACCATTTGACTTCGCTGAATACATTTGTAATTTCAAGTTCTTGAAAGCTTGGCAAGAAGCCGCTGATTGGATTAAACACAAACGTATGAAAACCTCTGTCGTTTAAGCTTGTTACTGGAACTACTTCGGGATCGCCTACCATTGGATCACAAATAATAATGCTCCAATCAAGCGGAACCTTAAGTTCGTGGTTGCCAACTTTAACAACTGCGGCTGGTGCATTGAATTCTTCTAAAAATACCAATGGTACAAAATAGTAGTCTGCATTGTGTTTGTCACTGTAGTCCAATACACAATATCGAACATCCTCGATTTCTTCAGGCACAAAATCTAAATCATATGTGCTGTTTTCATTTGTTAGAATTCTCATCGGTAATTTACTTTCTTAATAGTATATGGATAGTTTGCTTCTTTATAAAACTTTTTCCTTGCTGTTAGGTGCTTTTTTGAAAACTTAGCTGAACTTGTAATATCCCAAATGTTTACACTGTCTTTGTCTTTGGCTTTACGAATACCACGTCCAATACTTTGAATAACTCTAACAAAGCTCTTGCCGGGTTCAATCATAACCAAATTGAAAATACGTGGAATGTTAATACCAACTGCTGCAACACCATATGTTGCTACAATGATTTTACCATCTGCACTACTTACTGCATCATATTCTTCTTTACGTTCTGTGCTTTTCATAGCACCACGAATAAACACTGTATCTTCTGGAAGTCGTTCTAGTAAGCCTTCGCCTGCTTTAATTCTGTCTACTAGTATAAGTGTGTTGCCGTCTTTGGCCAAGTCACTTACTAGTTCAGCCATATAATCCAACCGCTTGCTGTCTGTTGTCAAAAACGTTAGTTCGCTAGCATAGTTGTCGTATGCGGCTGTTTCTTGTAACTGCATAACATTAACGTGACAGTTGGCTAGTACGCCTCTGTCTTGTAGTACCTTGGCACTAAGCTGATTAACAACTGTACCCAAGCTTGTGTTCAATGTCATTATTTCGTGATCAGCTTTTGGAATAGTACCAGTAAGTCCCCAACGAATAGGAATGTTCTTAAACGCTCCTGTTAGTAGCTTTTTCAGTACTTCACCTTTGGCTTGATGCACTTCGTCAACAATAACACAGATAACATCTTCTGCAAAGTCTTCCAAACTCATTTCGCTTTTGCCGTTTTTGAAGTTCTTTTCAATAACGTTCAAACTCTGCCACGTACAAATAGTATGTGTCTTGCCCAAGTCTTTTCTATCACCAAAGTAAACACCAACGTCTAACCCAAGGTTAACGTAGTCTGCTTCTGTTTGCAATACCAAGTCTTTGTTTGGAACAATAACAATACTGCGTCCGTATGCTTCAACAATATTTGATAGTCCGGCAGTGATAAGTGTTTTACCAGCTCCTGTACTAATTTCTTGTAAGCACTGTGGGTTCTGACAAAACTGGTTGATTATTTCAACTTGATAGTCACGCAATACAACTGGCTCACCAGCAATAGGATGATTCTCTGGCCATAGCTTTTCACTGAAATGTGTGTCTGTAATTTCAGGAAACTTAAATGTGCCATAGTCCTTGCGTCTATCATCAATTTCAATTTCGTATCCTGCTTCAATAAGAATTGGAAGAATACGTTCTAGTAGATTAATGTATGTTGCTCCACCTACACTAAAGAAGTTAACTTTACCATCCCAGCGACCTAGTTTAAATGCAGGTACGTGGAATGCATAGGGAAGCATAAACGAAAATTCGTTTTGCAGTTTACGACGAACGTTTAAATCAAGTCCTTCAACTTTACAATTAACTTCGTCTCTGAGTATAATATTAGCTTTCATATTATTAGTATACAACACTTTCTATTTGATGTCAAGTGAAAGGGGAACCTAAGTTCCCCTTTCTTGTTTGATTGGGTCCTGTAGAGAGACAAAAAACAGAGGAGACTACCAATCAAATTCTATGTTAATTATGCACGGCGCATACAAGTACTTTCTGCGTATAGCTTCCACTTTGTTGGATTCATTTTACGCAAGTCTGCAACTTTAGTTACCATACGCAACGACAACTCACGCAAACGATTCTGGTTAGTATCAATGAAGTTTAATACTTCATCTTCGCCGGCTTGGTCAAAACCATATTCACGTAGCATACCATCTTCTGTGATTTGCTTACAACGCAAGAACTTTTCACGCATTGTATCCATAGTCAAATCCAAATAATGGCAACGTGACAAGATAGCATTTAGGTGCTGGTTTAGCTTACCACGTGTTGCTTCAAATTTTAGGTTAGTGATAAAGATAACACTACCTTTGAACTCAAAGCTATCTGGAATACCTTCACGACGCAATAGTGCGCTATCTGCTAACCAGCTAAGCTTACGCTTTTTGCTTGAGTCAAGTGCCGCTTTAAGCAAGTTAAGTGATGTTTCGTCATACAATACTGTATCACAATCATCTAGCACAAGCACACTGCCTTTGTCTGCATATTCATACAATCTTTTGTACAAACCAATTGCACTTGAGGCACCTTTTACTACGCCATATTTTTCTGCGCTGTTTTGAATCTTGCTAGCAACTTTTGCTTCGTCTAGTACCTGTTCAACTCCAAAGCTTTTGCCAACTCCTGGAGGTCCTGTTACTACTAGACCACGTACTACGCCGTCTACACTAGCTTCTGCCATATCTGTTAGGATATCAAAACGTTCACGCAAACGTTCTATTACTTGTTCATCTGTTTCGGTTTGTGCAACAGTATTAGATACATCTTCTTCTGTGTTACGAACCATTTCTGCAGACTCTACTGTTATACGAATGTTACGTGCTGGAAGGTTAGCGTGTCCTTCTGCATTAACTGTTACGAACATACCTTTTTTGCCAGACTTGATAGGCTTTACTAACTGAAATGTTTGGTTAGCAATAGCAATGTCTCGGTACTGGCCTTTTGCGATAGTTACGTTTGTCATCTTGTAAACCTCTGTTTTGTTTTTGTCTATAATATAATATACGACAGGTTTGTTCAGATGTCAACCTTTGATACCATCTTTTTTCAGATTATTTGGTACCTTTTATGATTCTTCAACGATTATGGCTTGTCTACACACAATATTGTTGGTTTCAACTGCTTTAATAACTTCCAGTGGGTCAGTAACCAATGTACCAACTGGCATATATGCGTTGTACTTGAGACTGTGGCTTTTAGGATCGTGTCCTAGTTCTATTAGCTTTTCTTCATTGTCATCCAAAAACTTTTGAAATATAGGATGATGATCGTATTGTGGCTTATCAGTTTGTCCAAGTTGGAAAACTGCTGTGAACACAGGATGTGTTTTCCATTCAACAGGTCCTCGTGCTAGAGTGTCCACATTATCGTTATTTTGTGCATACTCGATAGTTTCGACGTGATCATAATCCAAATGACTAATAGCGTCCCACTTGTTGAGATACAAGTCTCCAAACTGTGACTTACCTCGTAGACTTGATTTCATACTGTCTTCGCTGATGTTTTGTACTTCAAAGTCTCTAAATGGTATTAGATTCTTATAGTGCATTTTAACTTCAAAGCTTTTCATATCCGGTGCCATAACAGTAGGCCACTCGGTCCAGCTTACCATATTTAGGTGCGGAATACGAACAGTTTTTTCCCAGGCGTCCATTGCACCCTTTGTTACTTCGTTGTCCAATAGTTCCCAGCGTATTGTAAACTTTTCCAAGTCAGGTTCCATTACACGCACATTATAACGTAGTTCAGTTACGCCATCTTTTTCTAGACGTTTAGCTGCATATTCGTCTTGAGTTGTGTCTACATACAACCCGTCATACATTTGGTCAGTTAAACCAAGTTCAAAATATATTTTATTTCCCATCAGATAGTTTTACCCTATTGACCACTGTTTCTTTACAACCACTAAACTTACTTGTTTGTTGGTCCTTGACAGTAGCTATAATCTTAACTTGCCGGCCCTCTATTAGACTAGCAATGTCTGGATCCTTGTTCCAGAAAAATGTAACAATGTTTTCGTCGCCAGTTACTGATGTAACCAAGTGAATGTTGTATTTGCTAATGTACTTTACGTCAACTACTTCAACTGTAAATGCACTACGCTTTTTGATTTCGCCTACAAACTCACTCTTGCTACGCATATCGTCATAAAAGTTTTCCAACTGGTCGCGCTTGTCTTGTATGCGTCGACTGTTAGGAATGCTTGCTAGTATACTTATCCCAAATGCATCTGTAGTGTCTTTGGCAATAATCTTAGCTACTGTTTCTTCAAAACTGTTGGCTGTTCCTAGCATTTTCTTTTCAACAATTACATTGCCAAAGAACTCAATCATTTCGCTTGCTGTTTTTGCATCTTCTTTGCTTGGCGAAACATTGTCATCCATTTGTTTCTTAACAACTGTTTTGTTGTCGTACACTGATGTTTGGTTATCGTGGTCCCAGTATCCGTGTCCA